CGCGCGGCACGGTGTATGCGGGCGCGGCCCATGTGCCGCCGCCGTTGTTCCACGACAGCGAGTCGAGCGCGAGCACGGTGTTCGCCGTCGTCGTCAAGTTCATCGCTGCGTTGCGGAACGCGCGGAAGTTCGTGACCGGTGTCGCCGTGCCGCTCGGCCCGATCGGACCTTCGGGACCGATCTCGCCCTGCTCGCCGGGCGGACCTTGCGGACCGACGTTGCCTTGCGGACCGGGTACCGTCGACGCGTTGCCTTGCGGCCCTTGTTCGCCTTGCGGTCCGCGCTCACCTTGCGGACCGGGCACCTGCGACGCCGGGCCGATCGGCCCTTGCGGCCCTTCGCTGCCGGTCGGTCCGCGCTCGCCGGGCGGACCTTCGGGACCGCGGATGACGCCGACGTCGGCCCAACTCATGGAGCGAGTGTCCACACGACGAGCGTGCCGGTGTCTTCGAGGTACCACGCGTCGCCGGGCACTTGCCCCGTCGTCGGCAGATTGTCGGCGGTGTCGACCGACCCGCGGAAACGGAAGCCGGGACCGGGATCGCCTTGCAGTCCACGCGGGCCTTCGGGACCGGTCGGCCCCGTGGCCCCCGCTTGCCCCGTCTCGCCTTGCGGCCCGGTCGGCCCGGTCTCGCCCGCGGGCCCGCGCTCGCCATTCTGACCTGGGGTGCCCGGCGCGCCTTGCGGACCTTCGGGTCCGGTCGCGCCGGTCGCGCCGGTCGGCCCGGTCGCGCCGGGTTCACCTTGCCCGCCTTGCGGCCCGGTGTCGCCGGTCGGCCCTTGCGGACCGCGGATCACGCCGACGTTCGTCCAACCATCCGTCGTTGTCACTGCTCACCTCCGAGCGAGATCGGGCGCCACACCCACAAGTCGTCGCCGATGATGAACGCTTGCCCGACGAACGCGCCGGGATCGGGGAGCATCGCCGGGCTTGGCAACGATCCTTGAATGCCTGCGAGCGCGCCGAGTCCGGGCGGACCTTGCGGACCGATCGGACCTTGCGGCCCTGGTGGCCCGAGCCCGCCACCCGGAGCGCGTTCGATGTTGACGTCGAGCGCTTCGGGTCGCTGCTCGACATCGACGGCTTGTTGCGCGTCGATCGTTGCGCCGATGTCGCGGCGCGGCGGCATCGTCTCGATGCCGATGTCGCGGCGTGACGGCATCGCTTCGATCGTGACGTTGCGCATGCGAGCGACGGAGATCTCGACGTCTCTCACGGTGTCGTGAACGTTCTCGTCACGTCGGGCTGCGTCTTCACGGTTCCGGCGACGAGTGTCGTCACCCAGTCGTGTTGCGTGAGTTCGACGTCCCACACCGCGTCGAGCGGAAGCCATGCGGTGACGAGCGCGGGCAGTCGCATCGAGATCACGTTGTCTTCGATCTCGGTGACGAACTCGCCGAGCGTGTCGATCGAGTCGTGCGTGACGCGTAGCTGCGCGTGCACGTCGCCGCCCGCGAGATCAGCGGGATTGCCTTCGTCGTCATTCAGCACGAGACGCATGCCGAAGTCGTCGCCGCGGTAGATCTCAAGATTGACAGTGCGCGGCAACTGCGTGAGCGTGATCGTCGGCAGTTCCTCGAACGGCGCCGGGGCGATCGGTGCGCGCGGCTGGATCGAAGAGCGGGGTCGGTACTGCTCGACCGTCGTCATCGCCTCACTCCTGATAGACGTCTAACTACGGCGGACCATACACGCGCCGGATCTCGGCCTGCGTGAACCGAGCCCGTGCGTTCATCGGCGGGCGCCACGAGCCCGGCTCGCCGATCACTTCATACGCGTCGCCGTCGACGAGCACGCGATCCCGGCCGGTGATCGGGATGCCGGGCAACAACCACAAGCGCGCGTCGGCGCGTTGCTCGTCGCGTTCGACCATCGTCTCGCCGTCGCCGCGGTACAGCGGTTGCACGTAGCCGCGCGTCACGGTGATCGTGACGTGCTCCCAGTCGGGTACATCGCTGCCGTACTCATCGACCGTGCGCTCAGCGGCGACGACGGTGATCGGCCGACCGCGGCCGAGCATGCTCGTCAAGCTCATCGTTCGCTCGGAACCACGATGACCCCGCCTTCGGTCGGAATGACCGCGGCGTCGTCACGCGAGAAGTCGATGAAGCCTTCGGCCCATTCATCGACCGCGAACGGCGCGGGAGTGATGACCGAGTAGGCACGTGTGCTCGGCTTGAGCCACTGCCCGAGAAGCTCTTCTTCGTCTTCGGTAAGTCCGAAGCCGCGCGCGTAGAAGTACCCGACACGCCACTGCCCGAGCGATTCGCTCGACGCTTGCGTCGGGTTCGCCATAACGCGCACGACCATTGATGCCGTGACCGCTCGCACCACCGCGGGTGTGGTATCCGGCAAGTTGATCGTCGCTTGATCGACGACCGCACTTGCCATCTCGATGAGCGTCTCGACCCGTGTACGTTCGTCCCCCGCAACGGGATTCCCCGAGACTGCTTCAACGTCGGCGATAGATGCGAGCGGTCCCGACATGCTGCTACTCGATCGGCGGTGTGCCGCCGCCGCTCTCACCGCTTGCACCGCCCGCCGCCTTCACTGCGGAGAACGGATACATGCGCTCGCCGGTACGGCGCGACAACGGTCGGCCGACAACGTATCCGAGACGCATGTGCACACGCATGATGATCTGGTCATCTTGGAACGCGTTGACGAGCACTTGCCCGCTGTCATCGGTGATGACCGCTTCGGTCGACGTGTCGACGCGAAGGTCTTGGCGGATACCGATGACAAGATTGTTCCAGTTGCCGGTGAGCAAGTCGCAGACGTCAGTGTCGAACGCGCCGCCTGCCGAGTAGCTGATCGGGTGACCCCACACCGTCGCCGGGGCGCTTGCCGACAACGCGGGTGCGAAGATCGGTTGCCCATCCGTGGCACGCAGTCCGCGCAACTGCCCGGCGATCGAGATGTCCGCGGCGTGACCGGTGATCGGCATGCCGGTGTTCTCGACGTCTTGCATCGCGAGGTTGATGGCTTCGGCGAGATCAGGCTGTCCGGGTGGCGCCACGCTTGAGTGCAGTCCGTACGCGGCGATCGCCTGTCCGGCGACACCGCCCGCGCCTTGCGCGACGAAGCTCGGCGGTGCGTCGACGCCGAAGAGGATCGCGGCATCAATCGCCCACGAAACCGCGTCGACCATCAACTGCCGCACTTCGCTCCACACCGGGATGCCTGCGTCGTCGAGCAGTGCTTCGGGCACTGCGATCAACGCCGCGACTTCTTCGACTTGCAATCGATCGGATGTCCATGCGACTTCGGTTGTCGGCTTGCGACCACCGATGCCGTTGACCCATCCCGACGTCGGAAGTGCCTTGAGAACCGGGATCGTCATCGCCGCGGTCGGCATCGTCTGCCGTCGTCCGCGTGCGAGCACGACGCTCGTCTCGGTGATCGCACCGATGATCTCACGCGCGACGGAGACGGGAATCAGTTCTTCGGGCACTTCGACGTAGGGCGGCTGCCCTACGGGCATAGCAAGCTCCTTTCACCTGGTGCTGATGCACTCAAGGCGCAAGTGCTTGCATCCGAGCATCACGCTCGGGAGATCATCACGATCTCGCCTTGTCGAATCACGATCGACCGGCTCCGGGCATCACGCCCGACACCTCGCGAGTCAGTATGCGCTCAGCGGCGGATCGACCGCAACCACGCTTCGCCCCCCGCGTCGCCGTTGCCTGCCGGTGCGCCGGTCGAGCCCCGCGTGCCTTGCGGCATGCGCTTGCTGTCGGGGATCGCGGGCTTGGCGAGGTACGGCTTCTCCTTGAGCAACTCGGCGACCGCGCCGGACACTGCGCGCGGATCGGACCGGCCGTCGTCGTCAAGCTCGAACGCCGAGAGATCGAGCAACGCGACCACGGCGTCGGGGTCGACGGCCCGGTCGGCCGCGGCGGCACGCACTTCGGCGCGCAGCACGCGCATGTTGTATTCGGCGCGCACTTCGGCGCGGGCTTGCGACTTCGCTTCTTCGATCGCGCGCTCTTGTTCGCCGAGTCCTTCGCGCTTGATGCGTTCGAGTTCGTCGGTCGCGACCTTGCGGGCGCGGCGCTCGGCCGTGAGCGCGGTACGGGCGCGGCGTAGCTCGTCGTCGCTGTCGCCGGTCGGTTCGGGTTCCGGCTCGGGCTCGGGGGTCTCGGGCTCGGGCTCAGTCGGCGTCGGTTCGTCGGTCATGTCTGCACTCCTAGCACGCTCATCATGTAGTCACCGATCATCTTCGCGAACGGACGAGGGTTGTCTGCGAGACGATACTCGGCCCACGCTTCCGAGAAGATCTCCATCGTGTTGTTCCGCTGCGCTTCCGTCCATGCGTACGCGGAGACGTTCTGCGACGTGTTCATGTAGCCGAGCCCGGTTGTTCCTTGCTGCTCTCTGGCCCTGACGACCGCTTCCGAGACGCCGAAGTCGTTGATCTTGCGCATGATCTCGTCGCGTTGCTCGGGTGTGAGTTGGAAGTCGAGGAAGTGCCCGACTTCGTGCGTGAGCGATCCTTGAATGCGCGAGATCTTCTTCGGGTCGATCGTCTCGGGCCACCATGTCCCGGTCATGCTCTCGCCGCGCGAGCCGCCGAAGTAGCGCGGGTTTTTGTATTCCTTGCGGTTCGTATACATCGCCTCGAACACGTCTTCGCCATTCGGGTCGAAGATGCCGTCGTTGAGCATGATCGAGCCGTCCTTGCTGCCCCCGAAACTTCCGCGCCACGAGTCGGGCGGATTGAACACGCCGAGCGCATTGCCTTTGCGTTCGCGGTAGGTGGGGCCGCGCACGGCGGGCAAGTTCGCGATGACGTCGGGGCGGATGCCTTCGAGCGCGTGCGCGAGCGAGCGACGCACTTCGTCGATGTCGGCTTCCTTCCACTGGAACAAGCCGTCGCCGGTTTCGATCCTGATGTCGCCGACCGCGCCCGTGCCGAGCGCGCGGCGCGCCTCGCGGCGTTGCGCACGTTCGAGCGCTTCTTCTTGTTTCGACTTGACGTACCACTCGGTGATGACCGGGCCGGGAGTGCACCGGCAGTTCGGATGCGCTTGGAACCGGACGCCTTCGTACGTGTAGCCGCGGTTCGCGATGAGGATGCAGAAGTCGCATGCGCCGGGCGAGACGACACGGCCGTAACGCTTCTCGTATCGCCCGTCGTCGTTGAGGTTCTCGATCACGGTCTCGTTCGCAACCCGGATCGGCTCGGTCGCGGTAACGCGATTGAGCCATGCGTGCGCCGAGTCCGCTGCGTCTTCTTCGCTCCATCCGTCACCGAGACGTCGTAGGTACACGCCGGTCGCCGAGTCGGTGATGCGTTCGATCGGCCACCCGTTCGCCGCCTGCCCGACGAGCGCGGGCGACTGCGCGAACGGTTCGATGCGCGCTCGTTCGAGCCCGGTGGCGCGTGCGATCCCGGCCTGCAAGTAGTTCGCCGCCGCTTGCTGCGACGCTCGTTGCCCCGCGGTGACGATGCCCGCGGTGTCGAGACTGATCGCCCGCAACGACGCGACCGGCGTCGAGAAGTTGAACATCGAGCGCCATAACTGCCCGACGAGTTGCAGCGCGCGGGCGCGCATGTTCGAGAGCCCGGCGCGGTACGCGTCGGTGATCTCGGCTTCGATCGCGGGCACTACGGGATGCCGGTCGGCGGTGCGGGCGGTGTGCCCCCGGCCGCGGGCGGCGGCGGCGTGACGTTGCCCGCGGCGAGTAGTTGCGCGTACGGATCGACGGCGCCGAGCGCCACTGCCTGCCGCTGCGCCGCCGCTTGTTCTTCTTGCGCGGCGAGCGTGAGCCAGCGCGAGATCTCTTGCGGGCTCGCACCCCATCGCTGCCAGAGCACCTCGCGGGGCACGCCGAGCGAGCCCATCTTCACGAGCGCGTCGACGCGTTGCGCTTCACTGCGCGTCTCGAAGTCGGCCCATATCGTCTCGACCTGCGACTCGGCCGCACGCGTGTCGCCGAGCGCGCTGAACGCGAGCCGCATGACTTCTTCCCACGCTTCGCCGAGATGCGCGGCCCGTCGGCGTACCTTCGACACGAGTCCGGTCTCCGCGGCCTTGAGCGCGTCGCCGCTCACGTTGATGATCGAGCCGAGCAGATAGTGCGGCGGGGTCTTCGTGATCGCCGCGAGATTGTTGATGTCCTCTGCCTGCGCGCGCATGTACCCGGCGAGATCGCTTTCGCCGAACTCGCCGAAACGCACGTTCGGATCTTCGGCGACCCACAAGCGATCGACGGCGACGTCGTACGGCGAACGCGGCACTTCGTTGCCTTCATCGTCGACGATCGGTTCGCCGCTCACGGGATCACGCATGCTCGGCAACACGAGTCCGGTCGCCCACTTCTGCCGGAAGGCCGCGTACTCGGTCGCGATCAAGCGATTGAAGATCGTCGTGTTGATGCGATCTTGAATGTCGATCACGCCGTCCATCTCGGAACGGCCGGGAAGCTCGCCCGTGTTGAGCGGACGCGTGCGCGGCCACGGGCACAACTCGACGATCGGGATCTCGCCCGAACGGTTCGGCACTTCGTCGACAAGCTCCCATTCATTGACGAAGCGGATCATCGCTGACGTCTCGTCGACGTTCGGCCGTTCGGCGACCCATTCGTAACTCGCTTCGGGGAGCGTGAGCCAGCACCGCACCCGATCGGGCTCGGGCCATGCCTTGAGCGCGGCGACGCGTCGGCGCCGCGAGTCGGGGTTGTACGCGACGATCGTTTGGTACGGATGCTCGACGTCGATCGTGACACCGACCGGCGAATCTTCGTCGGGCCACACGCTGATGTAGCTCACGCCCGACGTGAGCGCGTCCGTCTGCGCAAGCTCGCTGTCGGCATCCATGCGGTTCGTCTGCCAGAGCAACCATGCGTCGTGATCGTCTTCTTGCGTGTCGCCGAAGCGGAACCCGACGACGCTCAAGCGTTCGGCGACGGCATCGACGACGAGTTGCACCCAGTTCGAGCGCGACTGCCGAAGCAGTCGGCGGTACGCGTCTTGCGCGGCCTTCGGCGCACGAGGCAATGCCTGATCGCCTTCGTAGTAGTCGAAGTGCAAGCGCAGCGCGTCTTGCCGGGCCGCGAGTTCGTCGAGCAGCAGGTCGCGCCAGTCGTCGGCGGTGCGCTCTTCGATCGCCATTGCTGCGCATCGTAACGCTCAGCAACGTTAGACGTCTATCAGAATCCGGCAGCGCGACCCGGTGTTTTCGGCGCGGGAGTGCGCAAGAAGCCGTCGATCGCGTTGGCGAGCGCGGCGATCGCGTCGACCCGCGCCGTCGCCCGGCCCCGGATCGGCTTGACCAACTTGATGTTCTCGCCTGCGTCTTGGCGGATCTCCGCGCACGCTGCGCACCACGCCGCGACCGGATCGGCGCCGACGTCAAGCTCACCGGCTCGAAGCTGCCGGTCGATCTCCTTGAGCGCGCTCGACTGCCCGCCGAAGCCCTGCCCGACGAACGAGACATTCAGCTTCGGGAGCGTCGCCTGCGCCCAGTTGACGGTGCCCATCGCGTTCCACCGGTCGATGCCGAGATCGACGACGGCGAAGCGCTCGACGTCGGCGGCGATGTCGGCGTGCAGCGCGTCGTAATCCACGACGTCGCCGTCGGTGACTGTCACCCACCCGGCCTTGATCCACTGCTCGAACGCGCCGCCCGTGATCCGGCGCAACGATTCGAGCGCGGCGCTCGGCACGTAGTGCCGCCACAGCGCCGCCGCTCGTTCGGTCTTCGTGGAGGGGAAGTACCAGCACAAGCTCGTGAGATCGGACACGGCCGCAAGGTCGACGCCGCCGTGCGCGCGTCGGCCGGTGAACGACTGCGCGTGCAGCTTGTCGCCTTGCGCCCATCGACCGGCCGGAAGCCAGCGCGTCTCGGCACGCTGCCAGGTGTTGAGATGGAACACGCGGAAGGCGAGCGCCTTGCGCGGCTCGATCATCGCTTCGGCCGATTCGTGGCGCATCGTCTCAAGCGAAAGGAACTCGCCGAGCGCCGGGTTCGCAGCACGCATCGCCTGCTCGTCGTTCACGGTCGCGTCTTGCAGCGCGGCGCGAATCCACACGTACCGGCGACCGTCAAGCTCGGGATCGGCAGCAACACGACGGCAGTAGCTCTCTTCGGTTGCGGCGAAGCGCATCGGGTCGTCGCCCGCAGTTGTCGCCGCGATGAGCAACGGTTGCGGGCGCGTGCCCATCGACTGACGCAGCGCGTTCCACAAGCGATCGTCGGGTTGCGTGACGATCTCGTCGAAAAGGCACCCGTGCAGGTTCTCGCCGAGCGCGTGCTCGGCGTCGGCGCTGATCGTCTCGTAATAGCTGCGTGACTGCGTGTCGCTGATGCGTGCGCCGTCGTGTTGCGTGATCGTGAGTCTGCCGGTGTCGAGTTGCGGGCGCAGCTTCGGCGATAGCTCGACCATCGAACGCGCGACGGAGAACACCTTGCCTGCCTGGTGCCGCGTCCCGGCCGCGCCGACAAGCTCGGCGCCTTCTTCGCCGTCGGCGATCAAGAGGTACAACGCGATCGCGGCGAGCAGTTCGGTCTTGCCGTTCTTGCGTCCGGCGCTGAGCCACGCGATGCGGTACACGCGCACCCATTGCTGAAACTCATTCGACCATTCGACCCACCCGAAGATCGGCTCGACGATCTCGACGCGCTGCCACTTGCTCAGCGTGAACGGCTTGCGTGCCCATGCGCTCGACTTCGTGTGCACGCAGTAGTTCTCGATGAACTCGACGGCGCGTTGCGCACGCGGCGCGCAGAAGTGCCGACCGCGCCGATGGCACGGCCACTCGCCGTGCAGTTGCGGCCGGTGCCACGTCGGCGGCGAGCACGAACGACGCGTGCGATCGCGCGCCGGGCGCGTCGACTTCACGCAGTTGTCGAACGCGCTCACCCGAGGAAACGATCAGCAACCGCGTCGGCGATCTGACGCGGCAGCCCTCCCGCGAGTCGAGAGCGAATCTGCGAACGGGCGGCGGGAGTCATGCCGAACTCGCGGCACCACGCGAGCACGTCGTGATTCGCTTGCGTCGCGAGGAACGTCGCCGGGTTGCGCCGCGGCTGATGCTTCGGGTCGAGCACCATCGGGCCGACACTGTTCACGAGCGCGCACGCCCGCTCGAAGCTCACCCACGTTTGCGCGAAGCCCATGAGCGCGAAGCCGTCGCCCGCACTGAGCATGCCGGTCGGTTCGAGCGCCTCGATGAGCGCATCCCATGTCGTGGCGACGTCGGGATCGTCGAAGCGCTCGGGCTTGCGCGGCACGCCAGGCGCGAAGGCGGGCTCGTCGTCGTTGATGCGCGACGGGCGCTCACCCTGCAAGACCTTGAGTGCCGTCGGGCGGGGTCGCGAACCGGTCATCGAGCGCCTCCGAGTTCCCCGCTGAGCCATGACACCAACTTGAAGCTTGCCGGGCGGGGAGATGCGGCTCGGAAGCCGTTGCGATCTGAGCCCTCCCGGCCGAGGCGGCGGGGTACTTGGGCGCCCCGAGCGGCGAAATGGCTTAGAACGGCTCTGAGCGGCCCCAAAATGGCAGATTCCGCCCCCCACCCACCCGTGATCGGGCCGGGGGAACTGCCGACCCCCCACTGCCGCGTGCCGAGCGCCGT